ATTGAAAAAGCTGGAGTAGAAAACAATGGCTAACAAACCAAAAAAAATAGAAATAGTTGGTGGAAGTATTTATCTTTGCTATGAAGATGAAAACACAAATGTTTCACATGAAACAAAAATTTTGCACAAGAAACAATATGTGCGTATGAAACCAATGGTGGACAAGGCTTGGAAACTTTTGTCAGAAGAAGACTACAGCTTTATAGTTTTTGACCCAATAACACGTTACAAAGAGGGTCAGCTAGTAGATACACACTATCAAGATATATCAATAAGACTGAGTGGTGTAGATACAATTTATCATAAATTTTTGTCTGGCAACTTAGTGCGTAAATATCATAACCAAGGGTTAGACCCTATCTCACATTGGGGATATGCAGACGTGTATGATTGTGAGTTGTTGCCCATAGAGAAAAAATTAATCAAGGAACATCTAGGTGACTACAAAACATGCGAAACGTATGGGCTGTAGCTAAACAAAAAAGGAGTATTTATGAAATTAAAAAAATTTAGTCATAGAGGTGGAATAGAAGGTAGAAGAACTAGAGCACTCAAAAGATTAGAAAAAATTGTAAAGCCAAACGAATCACAACAGAACCAAATTTTAATTTTAAGAAAAAAACTTAAAATTTTATAACAAATCTTAATTTGCTAATCTAAAGCCCTAGTAGTATGATTTTACTACTAGGATTTATTAATTAGAACCTATTGACTGACCTAGCAGACAAGCCAAGACAATAGGGGAATTTCCAAAGGAGGAAATTATGGCAAAATCGACATTTTCAGGACCAGTTAAATCATTAGCTGGGTTTATTTCAGCTGGTAATGCAGCTGTAGTCAGCTTAACAGCAGACACCACACTCACTGTTGCAGCACATGCTGGTAAAATATTACTTACCAATGATGCAGATGGTAAATTTACTTTGCCAAGCATAGTTGCTACAGCACCAGATAGTGATGATGACCCAAATCAAACTAACAATTTAGGTGCTACTTTTACTTTTGTCGTGGTCACAGCTGCTACAGATATGGATATTAAAACAGATGGCACTGATAAATTTGTTGGTGGCATCTATACAGGTGTAGATGATGCTACAGGTAAAACATTTATATCAGGTTCATCTAATGATGTAATAACCATGAATGGTTCTACTAAAGGTGGAATCGCTGGTAGCATTGTGCGAGTAACTGCTATAGCCTCTGCAAAATATGCAGTAGAGGGTCTAACTTTAGGCTCAGGCACATTAGTTACACCTTTTGCTGACGCATAGGAGTAAATAATGGCAGACACAGTAACCTCACAAACTATTCAGGATGGTCAAAGAGTAGCTGTATTAAAGTTTACTAATGAATCAGATGGTACAGGGGAATCTTCTGTTAAGAAGGTTGATGTATCAGCGTTGTCTTCTAACAATGAAGGTAAAGCTTGCACCAGTGTATCTATAGCTAGAATACATTGGTTTTGTAGAGGCATGGGTGTTGATATTGAGTTTGATGCAACTACCAATGTCTTAGCAGTAACCTTAGCTCCTGATAGCTCTGGTGATGAGTATTTTGACCAGTTTTCTGGCATACCCAATAATGCTGGTTCAGGAGTGACTGGAGATATAGACTTTACTACAGTTGGACATTCTAGTGGTGATGCCTATTCCATTATTTTAGTTTTGAATAAAAATTATTAATGGATGGCTGTAAAAAAAACCAAAAGAAAAACAAAACCAATACGCAGAACTACTGGTAAGGGTGGTAACTATCGCCCTACCAGTAAAGGTGCTGGTATGACAAAAAAGGGTGTAGCAGCCTATAGGCGTGCAAACCCCGGTTCAAAGTTACAAACTGCTGTAACAGGTAAAGTAAAAAAAGGCAGTAAGGCAGCTAAACGTAGAAAATCTTTTTGTGCTAGGTCACTAGGACAATTAAAGAAAAGTTCAGCTAAAACTAGAAACAATCCTAATTCAAGAATTAGGCAAGCAAGAAGAAGGTGGAAGTGCTAATGGCAACAGGAAGGTCACAAATACCAAAAAGTGTAGCAAACCCAAGTTTGTATAGAAAAGCTAAAGCTAAGGCTAAAGCTAAGTTTGATGTTTACCCGAGTGCATATGCAAATGCTTACATGGTTAAAGAATACAAAAAAATGGGTGGTAAATATAAAGGCAAAAAGAAAGCCACTGGTGGAGCTATAAGGCTCAGTAGAGGTGGTACAGTCATGGTACAAGGCAGAGGCTGTGGTGCTATGATGAATGAAAAAAGAAAGAAAACAAAAATGCCAAGGTCATAGTGAAGAGAAAACCAGAACCAAAAAAAGGTACAGGCAAAAAGCCAAAGGGTAGTGGCAGAAGACTCTACACTGATGAAAACCCTAAAGATACTGTAAGTATTAAGTTTGCAACCATGAAAGATGCAACAGCTACAGTAAATAAAGTCAAAAGGTTAAAAAAACCTTTTGCTAGAAAAATACAAATTTTGACTGTGGGTGAACAAAGGGCTAAGGTTATGGGCAAGACAGGCATAGCTAATGTATTTGCAAAAGGTAAAAACACAATAAGAAAACAACATGGCAAAATCTAGTGGTGGACTTACCAAGTGGTTTAAACAAGACTGGGTAGACATAGGTGCACCCAAAAAAGGGGGTGGCTTTGAAAAATGTGGTAGGTCAAAAGCCAAAGGCTCAAAGAGGTCATACCCTAAATGTGTTCCCAAGGCTAAAGCTCAGAGAATGAGTAAAAGTCAAATTAAATCAGCTGTAAAAAGAAAAAGGTCAAAGAAACAAGGGGTTGGAGGCAAACCAACAAATGTTTCTACTTTTGCTTCTACAGGTGGTAAGATAACTAAAAGAAGGTCAGGCAACATGGGCTTGTTTGGCAGAATCTAGGAGAAAAAATGAAAGGCACTAAGTATATGAAGAAAGGTGGCAAAGCCAAAAAGAAGGGTACTAAGTACATGGCTAAAGGTGGCAAAGCTAAAGGCACTAAGTACATGGCTAAAGGTGGTAAGGCAAAAGGAACTAAATACATGGCAAAGGGTGGTGTTACAGCTGCTGCTAAAAGAGTTTCTAAAGCCACTAAAAAGCCAAGTAAAGTTGCAACCATGAAGAAAGGTGGCAAGGCTAAGGGCACAAAATATATGGCAAAAGGGGGCATGGCAAAAGGCAAAGGCACTAAGTACATGTCAAAAGGTGGCACTATGAAGAAAAAAGGTGTTGCTAGAGGTATGGGAGCTGCTATAAGAGGTGGTGACTATAGAATATAGTTAAATTACAGGTTAAATATTGTGGCGTATTTAATATCAAATATACCCCAGTTTAAGTGCTGGGTGAGAAAAGAATTTACAGCTAACCATGTAGATTATCATGGAGAGTATCTACATGCTTTAGCAATAGCTGTAAACACATTACCAGACAGGTCATTGTCATTTCAGGTGGTTTTTACAGGCTGTGAGATAGATGACATGGAAGATGCACCTAATGTTCATGGTGGTGCAATGTGGGCTAGGATGCCCATACAAGCCTTAATAGCTGATATACCTCTTGAAGAATATCCACTGCCCATGGAAGACCATTTAGCTCAACCATGGGATTGTTTAAGTCATCATCATTCAGTTGTAATTATGGACAGAGTGAGCTCTTCTCCTTGGATTTGTAAAATAGGTGGTGAGTTCTATACAGGCAAATACATGTTCACAGTGGATTACACAGACAATTCAATAGCTGATGACCCAGCTCAACATAAACAATCACATGTGTTATATTTAACTGATGCTGGTGAATACACTGGTAATTTTGTAGCTTTACCAAACAATAGAGTAAGAGCTACAAACCCAGCACTATGGAGAGTAGGTGAAGGTGCACCAGATTTTATGCCCTCACAGTGGACACACTCAGCTGAACAACATGAAAGTTATATGGACCCAAACATAACATTTGATAATCTGTATAATGATAAGGAGAAGTAATGGCAGAATTAACTATTGCACAAAAAAGAAAGATGGTACAACAACTTAAAAAAGCATCTAAGTTGCACGCAGCTCAAGCTGCTACCATTGAAAAAAGCATGAAAACTAAAAAGAAAAAATAATGGCAACATCAAACAGCAAGAATTTTGAGCCAGATGTAGCAGAATACATAGAAGAAGCTTTTGAAAGATGTGGTTTAGAACTTAGAACAGGATATGACCTTAAAAGTGCAACTAGAAGCCTAAACATTATGTTAGCTGAGTGGGCTAATAGAGGTTTAAATCAATGGACTGTTACAGAAAAAACAGTTGCCATGGTTAAATCTTCTGCTACCTACAATATAGACAGCACTAATTCCACAGCTCCTATAGATGTACTTGATGTATATATAAGAGAGACTGTAGGTACAGAAACTACAGACATACCATTAAGCAGACTTAGTAGAGCACAATATTCACATATAACCAACAAAAGCAGTGAAGGCAAACCAAATCAATTTTTTATCAATAAACAGCTGACTCCTACAATTACTGTTTATCCAGTTCCTGATAAATCAAGCACATACACACTATACCTAAATGTGCTGACAAGGATGGATGATGCAGACTCTGCTACAAATACCATGGATATGCCTTTTAGATTCTTTCCTTGCCTTACAGCTGGGCTTGCATACTACATATCTATGAAAAGAGCACCACAGCTTACAGGACAGCTCAAAGCAATATATGATGAAGAATTTGATAGGGCACTATCGCAAGATGAAGATAGAAGCTCTTTTACAATCTCACCTGATTTAAGAAACTATAACAACGCATAATGGCTTTTGCTTCTAACAAAAATGCTTATGGAATATGTGACCTAACAGGTTTTAGGTATAAACATAAAGATTTAAGAAAAACTTGGGATGGTTTGTTGGTGGGTAAAGACCAATGGGATGCAAAACACCCACAGCTTATGCCCAAACCCTCACCTGTAGACCCACAAGCAATAAGGGATGCAAGGGTAGAAAGCTCAGAAACCAACAATTTTTTTACTGTTTACACAAATGTTGGAACAGGTAAATTAGGAACACAGCTAGACTCTTTTGGATTGACAGCAAGCTTAGGAACAGTCACAGTAACAACATGAGCTTTACATTAGCAACACTCAAAACAGCTGTACAAGACTATTTACAGGTATCTGAAACAACCTTTACCAATCAGTTGCCTAGATTCATACAAGAATCAGAAGACAGAATTTTTAACTTAGTACAACTACCTTTTCAAAGGAAAAATGTACAAGGCATAACAACAGCTGATGTGAGATTTTTGGCTACACCAACAGACTTTCTAGCACCATTCAGTTTGGCTGTCATAAGTAGCAACAGTTATGATTATTTAGATTTTAAGCATCCATCATTTATAAAAGAGTATGCTCCATCTTCAACAGCAACTGGTCAACCTAAGTATTATTCGCAGTTTGATGACACATCCTTTGAACTTGCTCCAGTTCCTGACACAGCATATACTATTGAATTACATTATTTGTATAAACCAGCCTCTTTAACAAGTGGTAGTGACAGTGGTACTACAATATTAAGCACAGAACATCCTGATGCTTTATTGTATGGTACTTTAGTAGAAGGAGCTGTCTTTCTGAAAGAACCCCCTGATGTCATTAGTCTGTTAGAGGCTAGATTTAAGGAGGCAGTAAGCAGAATGAAAAACTTATCTGAAGGTCGTGGCACACGAGATGAATATAGGTATGACCAGTTGCGAACTGGTGTATCTTAATGCAACCCATTGAATCATTAGAAGGCAAGCGTGTTGCCATAGTAGGGTTAGGTATATCACAAGTAGATTTTGCTGTTGGCTTACAAAATGGCAAAACTTGGGATGAAGTCTGGACAATAAATTCAGCAGCAGCTGTATATAAAACAGACAGAATGTTTATGCTTGACCCAGCAAGCAGATTCTTTGACAGCAATGATGCTGGTAAACAAACCAGTGCTTTGACTAGAATCTTGCCTACAGCAGACTATCCTATTTACACTTGTGAGTTAGATAACAGAGTTCCTAATGCAGTAGTTTATCCCATACAAGAGGTTTGTAATGCTACTAAATGTGCCTACCTAAACAACACAGTGGCTTATGCAATAGCCTTTGCTCTTTACAATAAAGTAGGTGCTATTGATTTGTATGGCATAGATTTTTCTTACAAAGAGAATATGCACTTTGCTGAGGCTGGCAGAGCTTGTGTGGAATTTTGGATTTGCAAGTGTATGGAGGCAGACATACTTGTTGGAATCAGTGCTAGGTCAACAGTTTTGGATTCTAATGTTGTAGCCACAGATAGATTGTATGGTTTTCATAGGCTAGAAAAACCACTTGTTGCTATACCTCATGAGGGCAAGTGGATAATAGAGCCTTTTGCAGATATAGATGATAAGCTTGCTGAGTTTGGATTGAAATTGCACAAAGATGAGGAGCCACCAGAGCCATATAAAGGATGAATGATAGCTTTATAAAATTAGGAAAAGTAGGTGTGCATACCACACAGAATAAAGGGCATGACCCTGAGTTTTGGGCAGAACAGGCTACAAAGAAAATATGTGAAGTTTCTATGGATGCACCTGAGCATGTAAAACAACAGGCTTTGGCTTTTCAAAACCAAGTTTATACTGTAATCTTACATAGTATAAAGAACGCAATAAATTCTAAAAACGTGACATATGTGAATTTATTAAGGCAACAAGGTCATGAAGACATGGCTAATATAATTAAGGAGCTTTAAGAAATGGCTATAACATCAGCAATATGCACAAGTTTTAAACAGGAGATACTTGTAGAGGGTCATAATCTAACTAATGGAGCAGATTCCATCAAGTTAGCTTTATACACTTCATCTGCAACATTGGGAGCTGGAACAACAGCTTTTACTACCACAGGTCAAGCATCAGGCACTAATTACACATCAGGTGGTTCAGCATTAACCAATGTAACACCAACCACATCTGGTACTACTGCAATAGTTGATTTTGCAGATTTAACATTTGGCACAGCAACTATAACTGCAAGAGGTTGTTTGTTGTATAACAGCACAAATGGTAACAAAGCAATAGCTGCTATAGATTTTGGAGGTGACAAAACAAGTACAGCTGGTGACTTTACTGTAGTATTTCCAGCTGCTAGTGCTACTGCTGCCATTATAAGAATAGCTTAGTTTTATTTTGTAATGGTAGAGTTAGAAAATGCCACTAACAAAATTAGAATTTAGACCGGGAATCAACAAAGAGCAAACAAACTATTCCAATGAGAATGGCTGGGTAGATGGAAACTTGGTCAGATTTAGAAAAGGTGGAGTAGAAAAATTAGGTGGGTGGACAAAGAAAAGTTCTAATGTCTTGCAAGACACACCAAGAGCTTTACACAGTTGGATTAGTTTAGGTGGGCAAAAGTATTTAGGGATAGGCACTACCTCTAAATATTACATAGATAATGGTGGTTCTTACAATGATGTGACTCCCATAAGAAAAACCACCACCAATGGCATAACCTTTTCTGCAACAGATGGCTCTTCCACAATAACAGCAACAGATTCTTCTCATGGTGCTGTAGTAGGTGACTTTGTTACTTTATCAGGAGCAGTTTCTTTAGGTGGTAACATAACAGCCACTGTATTAAACCAAGAGTACAAGATTACTGGTGTTACAACTAACACTTATACCTTTACAGCTGTAGACACAAGTGGCTCTACAGTCACAGCCAATAGTAGTGATAGTGGTAATGGTGGTTCAGGTGTTGATGGTGTTTATCAAATAAATTCTGGATTAGATACTTTTGTGCAATCTGCTGGTTGGGGCTCAGGTGGATGGGGTCTAAGCACATTTGGCTCTACTTCAGCTTTATCTGCTACAGGTCAACTAAGGTTGTGGACTCATGATAACTTTGGAGAAGATTTGATAATAAACCCAAGAGGTGGTGGCATTTTTAGATGGGTTGAAAATGATGGTTTATCAACAAATGCAGTAAGCTTATCAGGTACATCTGGAGCTAATCTAGTTCCCACTGTAGGTTTGCAAGTAATAACATCAGAGACTGACAGGCATCTTATAGTTCTAGGTGCTGACCCTATTAGCAGTGGTTCAAGAACAGGAGCTATAGACCCTATGTTGATAGCTTTTAGTGACTCTGAAAATGCCTTAGAATTTGAACCACTAAGTACAAATAGTGCTGGTGATGTGAGACTATCTAGTGGCTCATCAATAGTAGGTGGTCTCAAATCCAGACAAGAGATACTGGTTTGGACAGATACGAGTCTTTACAGCATGTCTTTCATAGGACCTCCACTTACTTTTGCTGTTAATTTGATTAATGAAGGTTCTGGCTTGATAGGACCTAAAGCCATGGCAAACTCTCCAACTGGTGTGTTTTTCATGTCTAAAAATGCTTTTTATTTTTACAATGGCTCTGTGCAAAAACTACCTTGCACTGTGCAAGATTATGTTTTCTCTGATTTAGATACATCACAAGCTTACAAGTGTCATGTATCAACAAACACAGAATTTTCAGAAGTGTGGTTTTTTTACCCATCTTTAGCAGATGGTACAGGTGAAATTTCAAGGTATGCAATATACAACTATGAAGAGAATTTGTGGAGTATAGGTTCTCTTGTCAGATATGCTTGGTTAGACTCAGGAATTGAAAACAAACCAATAGCTTCAGGTAAAGACTCATCTAAATCTTATCTATATTTGCATGAATCAGGCTTTAATGATGATGAAAATGCAATGGACAATGTATTCATAGAATCAGCAGACATAGATATATCTGATGGAGAAAACTTTGCATTTATAAGAAAAGTGATACCAGATGTAGCTTTTGAGAACGCACTGGGCACATCTCCTTCACCAGCTATGAATATTGTGGTTAAACGTAGAAATTTTAATGGTGAGACTTTGACCACAGACTCAACATCACAGGTTACAGACAGCTCTACTTTTTCTAGCCTAAGAACAAGAACCAGACAGGTTGTTCTTAGATTTGAGTCAGATGATGACAATACTATCAGCAGAAAAGATTATAGGTGGAGACTGGGAGCTACAAGACTAGATGTACAACCATCTGGTAGAAGATAATGGGTAAGTTACTAGAAACTAGATTGCCTTTAGCTCAGGGCAATATGGTGTCTATAGATACATTTAACAGATTAGTCAGAGTTCTTGAGCTCAACTTAAATGCTCATGACCCAGAAAGAATAAAACATTTTACAGCAACAGAAATATCTGAATTGCAATTTGCCACTGGGCAGATTATATTTAACTCTACAGTAGAGGTTCATCAAGCTTTTGATGGTACGCAGTTCAGGAATTTGTATGAACACAATACATATCTTACTGGTGTTAGTGCTACAATGGGTGTAGGTTCAGTTTCAGTAACAATAGGCTAAAAATATGGCAAGTAAAGAACTAGAAAGAAGAATTAAGGATTTAACAGGTGAGGCTGATATGCAGACTACCTTTATGATGCCAGCAGATAAGGTTGCTCCTACATATGCAAGCATACCTTTGCCTGAAATTTTATCTGACAGACAGGCTGGGAGCCCATTCCAAAACTTTGACATAAAAGAAATGTTAGCTGACTTTTCAAATGCCCAACGTGGTGGCTCTTTTAATGAGGCAATGAAAGTTTACATTCCAGCATTAGAAGAAATGACTGGGTTAAGAAAAGATGACCCTGATTTTTTACAAATGTTAAAAGGTGCTGGCATCACAACTGGAATGATGTCTGACCAAGAAAAAAACATGATGTTAGCTCGCCAAGGTGCAAGAAAGGGTATAAGTGCAGTAGAGCAAAGGGCTTTGTCTTTTGAAGACTATCTCAATCAACAAAACTTATCAGTGCCTACTGGAGTAATAAATGATTATGCTATTGGTAATATTTCTTTTGGTGATGCTGTAAGTCTTGCAGAACCGACACAAACCATAGATGAAATAGTTGTCACAGGGCAAATGCCAGATACTTTAACTACAGATATGCTAAGACCCACTGGAAATCTTGTAGGTAGTGGCATGTTATCAGGGGGTGATATGAGGGCATATCTGGATGCTCTTGGAGGTAGTGTTACTAATGCAGAATTAATGGAGCTTGAACAATCCATACGACAATTAGAGATGGACAGAGACATGACATCAGACCCTGAAGAAAGGGCTATGTTAGATAGAATGATAGAAAATGCCATCAAAGGTGCACTTGCCCCACAAAGAGAATTAGTAGAGCGACTTTCACAGACAGCTGGTGAAGATGACATGATGGCTCATGTTAGGTCAGGTGACATAAATGTTTCTAGAGAGATGTTAGAAAACAATCCTCAGCTGGAAGATATGATAGAACAGGCTGCTATAGATGCTGGAGTAGACCCAGAATCAATGGTATATGGTACAGGAATAGCAACACTGAATGAGGTCACTGGAGCAGAAGAGCATGGATTTTTAAAAAAAGTTGGTAAGTTTGTAAAAAAAGTAGCAAGAAAAGCAGCACCAGTTTTACAGTTTGTGCCCGGTCCTATTGGAGCAGTGGCTGCCACAGTCAACAGAATACAGACAGTAGCAGATGTTGCTAGAGGTAAACGTAGCCCATTAGCTCTTGCTACATTGAGTTCAGGACCTAAAGGTGCATTTGGTAGAATGGGTCAAGGTGGCACTGGCTTTTTCAGTACACCCGGCATCAACCCAAGTGCTGCTACTACAGCTGGTGGTGGAGGTATTCCAGATTTATTAGGTAGAGCTAAAGAATATATACTGCCGGGAGCTGATGGAAGAGGATTATTTAAAAATGTAGCTAGTGGTATAGGTAGATTATTAGGTGGAGGGCAACAAGCAACTGCAACAAAACAAGAAGATGGCACCATGGTTTATAGAGATGCAGAAGATAATGTAATTACAAAGGAACAATATGATGCAATTATGCAAGCACAACAAGAACCAAGATTTAGTGGGTTATTCGGTCCTGATAGTGTAGCAGATAAAATATTCAATATAGACCCAAACAAAGGCACAGGACCTTTAAGTTTTATTACTGACAGAATCCCAAGCATGAGAACTGATGATGGTGCTCTAAGTGGTGCTGGTATGTTGGGCATAGGTGCTCTAGCTGCTGGTTTAGGTAAGTTAGCTTATGAAGATACTAAGAAACAGAAAGGTGTACAACTTACACCTCTACTAACAATGAACGCAGCTGGTAGATATAACCTAGAATCTGAAATAGCTAGAAGAATGGGTCAAAG